TATAAAACAAGATAATAATTTATAAAACAAGATAATAATTTATAAAACAAGATAATAATTTATAAAAATTGAAAATATATCATTATAATAGATAATAATCCAAATAACTACAAAACGAATGGTAATCGTTGATTTTATTAATGAAGATGGAGGTATTGCCGGAAGACAAAAGGGTTTTATGATGAGCCATCATGATAAAACTGTTGTGTTTACACCTTTTAATCATAACAAAAATCATTTTACTCATTCGAGTAAAGCATGTTTTATGATATATGACAAATATATTGAAATGACAGAATCTGAATATGCATATCCATTTTTTATGCGTATTTGGACAATACCACCGAACGGATTAAATTCTTCGAGTGAATTTAAAACAAAATTTCCTAGAAAAAATCATATGTATGAAAATAATAATATTATACATACAATTAATAATATTATTGATTGTGATTTTAATGGTTGGCATATTAGTTTGCCACCAATTTATGTCAATGTAATTAAAAATAAATGTATTGATATTGGTACAGTAACATATATGAATAACAATATATCAGGGATTGTTATCTTAAATAACAATAATGATTCGATTATTTTGGGTATGTACTTTTTAAAAAAATTAATTAAAGGATATCATACACAATATGCTGGTGTATATTATGGATTGGCAGAAAATAACAGAAATCAAATATATGTAAAAGAGAATTGGAATATATATACAAATTTACTGGAAGTGGGTGATATCATCTTAGAAATTGAAGATACGCCGGCAAGAAGTGAAATGCGACAAGATATAATTGAGAAAGATATATATCTTGACACATGGATTTCGTGGATGTTTTTTATTAAAGATAAATTAAAGTTTAAAATCAGGAGAAATAATAGAATAATGAATGTAACAATTCCGTGTATTCCAATAGATCATATTATACAATATAATTATTATTCAGAGAATGAAAATGAAATTACATTTGAAAAAATGTATATTAATAATGTAGATAATCGGTATAAAATAATAGGTGAAGAAATAAAAAATAATCCTAATAAATTATTTATATAATATAAAAAATTTAGAATTTAATTTAATGGAAAATGTATGTATTATATGTTTTGATGATTTTACAGAAGATAATCCTATTTGTATAAATCCAGTTGAATGTATGTGTAAATTTGATATTCATGAAGAATGTTGGTTAAAATGGGCTGAAATTAATGATGTTATTTTAGAATGTCCAATTTGTCATAAATATATAGAAGATGATATAAAAAATATTGAAATACATGAAATACAACCAAGAAATTCAATATATTTTTATTATATATTATATTTAGCTATAATTTCTTTAAAATTTATGTCTATATGTGCACAAATAATATATAGTATTATAAGGTTTTTTATGTTAATTTTTTTCTAAAAAAATAATAATGTCAAAAAGAAATAGTTTATCTCCAACAATTTGGGGACCTAAAACATGGTTTTATTTAGAATCTATGGCGATTGGTTATCCAGAAGAACCTAATACTGAAGAAAAAACTGCAGCAAAAAATCAATTACTTGCATTACAATATTTATTACCTTGTGGTGGTTGTAGATATAATTACACTGAATATATTACAGAATATATGAAAAATAAAAATATAGATGATGTTGTAAAAGATAGATATTCATTAATAAATTTTATTATTGATGTTCATAATGATGTACGAGTAAGAAATGGTCAAGCTCCTAGAGTTATTGGTGATGTATTTACGTATTATCAAAATGCTTATTTAGAAAATAAATCATTTGAAGGTAAAGAATCATTTGATAGTGAATTTTTTGATAATAAATCACAAGAAAAATTAATTGAAAATATTAAAAATGTATTATATCATTTTAATCCACTTACATTATTGATTGGAATTATGTTAGGATTAATTATATATAAATATTATAATGATTCACAAGTTAAATAAGTTTTTGAATAGTTTGTTGAATTTGTTTTAATTGAATTATATTTATATCAGTAAACCAAATATCTAATGTTAAATTTGACTTTTTTAATATATTATCACGTACATGACCAATATAATTTGCATAATTTCGAATAATATTTTTAAATATAATATTATTACCTCGAATTTTTTGTAATAATTTAGGTATTAATCTAGGCATAATTATTCCACTTTTAATACGTTGATATGCATACCACGCACACCATGCACCACAATATCCACGTGGATCAAATAATCTTGAAATTGATTCAGATATTTCATATCGTTGAAAACTAATTTGAGGTGATGAATCTTTTGGTGTATAATATACAATAGTATCATTAATATTTATAAAATATTGATGAATGTATGTATCTAATTCATTTGGAAAATAATAAAAATTATTAGGTGGGTTTGATCCATTTGGTTCAAACCGTTCTAAACTATTATATACTTTATCATAGATTAAAATATTAGCATGTGATCCTTGTGCTAATTCAATACCAATTGGTATTACAAAATATCTATCAGTAGATTTTAAAAATTTAATAAATAATGTATCAAGACCAGTTGGAAAAAAGATTGTTTGATATAACCATATTATTTCAAAATTTAAAAAATCATTGCGAATGATTCGATTATTAATATAAAAATCATTTAATTTAGTATTTGATAATATATCTAATTGTAAACTTGTTTGTATTTTATCTTTTTTAATTTCATTTAATATGATTAATCCACTTATTATATCTAATGTAATACCAGTGTATACTGATTCTGATATCATTTTTTTTGTAATATCAATACAATAATTTTTCTTTTTTTGTGGAAATGATATACCATTTAAAATATTTTGATTAATTTTATTATAACATTCATTTAATTTTGTTTTTTGTATACTACAATTATTTTCCCAATCGCTAATGTATTCTTTTGTAGTATGTTTTATTAATTGATTATAATAGGATTTAATAATTAGATTAATAAATTTATCTAATAATTTTTTATTTTTTGTATTAGTTACTAAACTAAATGGAGTTTCATTATTTTTATTTTTTAAATATATTGATAATTTCTGATTTTCTAATATAGATTCATATTCTTCCCATTTTGTTGGACACAAATAATGTAATATTGTATTACCCTCACTATTTTGAATTAAAAATGATGAATGAATAAATATATCTGGAAAATAATTATTTAATTTATTTATTAATAATAAATGTGTTATTGTATTACCGTCTAAATCTGTCTTTTGTAGTATTGTATTAGGAGGTTTTTGAAAATAATCTAATTTAATATTATATTTTATTGCTAAATGATAATGAGTGTTGCCATTCGCATCTTGTAATTCCATAGATGTATTTAATAATTCATGAAAAAGTTCAGTTTTTTTTAGTTCAATTGCATACATCAAAGGTGTTCTATCATTAATATCTTGACTATTTAATATAGATTGTTGATCAGTTGTACTTTTTAATAAAATATTTAAAATATGATTGGAATTACTTAAAATAGACATATGAAAGGGTGTTTGTTTTTCATTATTGATTGCTTTTATTATATTTGGATTATGATTAATAAATAATTTAACTATTTCATCTTTACTATCTAAACATGCAATATGTAATGGAGTATTTTTATTTGAATCATATATATTTAATCTTGCTCCATAGTCTAATAATATTTTTACAATAGTATAATTATTAAATTTTATTGCATAAAATAATGGTGATAATTGCTGTGCATCTCTAAAATTTATAATATCAATACCATAATTTATAGTATTATATTTTAATAATATTTTTAATAATTCTATTTTACCATATCTTATTGGTAGATAACATATTTGTTTACCATCTAAATCTAATATATCTAATCTAGGTTCTAATTTTAATAATAATTCTAATGATTTAATTTGATTATAATATATAAATAATTGGATTAAATAATTTCCGGATGAATCTCTTATATCAGGATCAATAGGATTATTTTTAATAATTTCTTCAACTGCACTCCATTTTTGAATTGCAATTAATTCAAAAATGATTTTTTGATAATTTTCCATTATCTTAAATGAATAAAAAATTATTGTAATATTTATTTTAATTTATTTTGTAAAAAATTATGTAATGATAGTAATACTTTCTTTTTTTCATTATGATATGGTCTAAACAAATTTAAACAATCATATATATTTTTCCATTGTATATCTCCTACTTCAGTTAATTGATCTTCATGTATTTTACCTATACTAATATCTTCAGAACTATTATATAATGCAATGTAATATATATGTTTGTATAAAATACCATTTGTTCCATAAAAAATTTCATGAAGTGGAAATAATTTATTTAATATAATTAAATTTGTTTTAATAATTCCCGTTTCTTCATAAAATTCTCGTAATGCACATTTTAAATTTTTTTCATTCAAATTACGTCTTCCTTTTGGAAATCCCCATTCAGGTTCATTATAATCATTTTCAAATTCATTGTCAAAAAATTTTACTTCAATCAATTTATTAAATTTTTCCATCGATTCTTCCATTTCTTTTATATACATTTTATTATACGATGTTTTTTTCCAAACATCTTCCCATAATATTTTAAAATCTTTTGTTTTAATCCATGATATTTCTTCCGGTGTCATTTGTTTTATTAAATGAATTATTGTTTCAATTTCATTAATATTGTATCTACCTCGAATAAATTCAATATATCCTAATGAATGCTTTCTTCGAATAATTAAATATTCAAATTTATCATTATGAATAATGGGTTCTTTAATATTTTTTACTATATCTACAATAATATTTTTATGAATATCAAATGTTTCTTCATGTACTAATTTATTAATTAGCATATCTTGATTTTCTTTATTTACTTTTAAACATATAATACCAATACTTGTTATTGGTTCAGAACATTGTTTTTGTGTATGTTTATATTTACCACAGTTATTACATATAATGTTTTTAGACATTTTAAATTATTCTATAATAGATTATAAATTAAAGTTTATATTGAAAATTCATTATTTGTTTTTTCATTAATAACATTTGTTTCATTCTCAACATCATCTTCATGAAAATCAACTAATTTACTAGGTTCTTCAATATCCATATCAATATTAAATAATTCTGGTTTATAAAAATTATCTTTTTCATCTTGTGATGCAATATCATCTAAAAACCCTAATGATATCATTATATCATTTTTATATAATTTTTTAGACAATATTGTAATTTTTATAATATCATTTTTTGTTAATTCTTGTTTTGTTGTATTGTATATATATTTTCCTAATTCAATTGTAAATAATTGTGTATTAATTTTTTCAGGTGTTATAACACAAGAAATTGGTCCATGTGTTGTTAATATAATTGCATTATTTATATTTTCTATTTTTGCAAGAATTTGTGTTTTCTCTACTGGTACACATAAACTTGCTAAATATCTGATATTGTATACAGCAGATCCAGTAAAATTTTCAGCATCAATAACTCCATCATTATAATTTTCTATTTTTAATACTTTAATAACATATCCAAATTCATTGCATTTACCTTGTACTTTTTGTATGATATTATATTTTAAATTATAGTATATATCATTATTCATTTGATGAGGAAATAATGATACCCTAGTTGATAATGTAGTATTAACAATCGGTATAACTAAATTATTTTCAGACATTTTGTATAGATAATATTAAACTATAATCTTTTATTTATAATTTATTATTTATTCAATTTTATATATAAATGTTTAATTTTAAATATAATAAATATGGAGCTGAACATGAACTATAACCGTAAACGACGTGATAGTGCAAAAGAAAGTAAGGTGATGTTTGGAGGGGATATTAAAAGATCTAAAAAAGCATCAAATGATACTGATGATGAGGAACCTGAAATTGATTTTAGCAAAATATTTAAAAAGAATTCTCCAGATGAAAATTCTTATGTTGTTGATAATAATATTTATTTTACTGATGATATAACTATGGATACAATGAATAAATTAACTAAACAAATTAGATCATTAGAAAAAAAATTAATTATTATGGGATTAAATTTAAAAATAACACCTCCACCAATTATTTTACATATCACTAGTAATGGTGGTAGTGTAATAGCTGCATTAAAATGTGTAAATTTAATTAAATCATTATCAATAGAAATACATTCAATAATAGATTCTTATGCAGCAAGTGCGGCAACATTAATAAGTGTATGTTGTAATAAAAGATACATGAATAAATATTCATCAGTTATGATTCATGAGCTCCGATCACAGACAAATTGGAATAAATTATCAGAATTACAAGATGAAGTAGGTAATATGACTAAGATGATGGAACAATTAAAAGATATTTATGTAGAACATACAAAATTAACACGAAGTCAATTATCTAAATTATTACGTCGTGATATTGATTGGTCCCCAATTCAAGCATTAGACAATGGTCTTATAGATGAAATCTTAGAATAAAAATTGTAATAAAATTGTAATAATAATTTAATTATAATTACAATGTTAATATTTTATTCAATAACTCTTATAAAATATTTATCTTCTTTTTTAAATCCAAATGTTCGTAATATTTCATCATCAGATTTAATTTTTAATACATATTTATTTTTTGATGTTTCAATATCTACTTTGTATTTATCTTCTAATTTATCTATGATACTATTTTTTCTATCATGGATGTTTAAGGGAAATTCTAAACTAGGATGATTATAGGGTATTATTAGATATGTAATATTATCTTTGTTATATTTTTCCAAATTAATTAATTCTTGTTTAATTTGGTTACAGATTTTTTGTCGAGAATCATCTTTGTTAATGTTTTTAATATTTAATTGTTTTGTATATAATACAATATCTGATTTTTCTTTGTCTTCGCATGTAGAACCTTTTTGAGTAATAATACCTTCACCTCTTTTTTTACTATTTTTATCTAATATACCTATATTTTTACGAATTTTAAATACTTCATTATTATCTTTGATATCAATAATACCTACAATTTGATTTTCTTTTTTTGTATTGTAATATTGAATATCAAAATCAGATTTTTCTAACATAATTGTTTCTTCTTTGGGTATTGTAAATAGTTTAAGATAATTTGACATTGATAAATCATTAATTAAATCTCTTTGATAAACTGTTCTATAAAATAATGGAACATTGTCTTTTTGATTGATAGGTTGAAATATATAGTATACATTTCGATATATTAAATAACCTGGAATATTATATCTATCGTAAATAGCATCAGTAAAATTATTAAATTCATCTTCGGTAATTGGTAATAATTGTGTTAATGCTTGATATACAAAATAATCATCGTATATTTCAGATTGTTCTTTGGTTAGTGAAGATTTAACATAATCAATTATAGTTGGTAAAGTATATACATATTTTATTTTATATAATTCTTTAATTTTATTTTTCGCAAATTCAATTTCATTTACAGCATATTTTATTAGGAATGTAGAATAATCTAATTTTTCTTTTTCTAATCGTTTATAAATTAAATTTGTTGGATCATATAAACTTGTTAATTTTGGATCAACGCATGTGTATTTACATGGTAAAAATTCACACATATCTGTACATTGTTTTTTAATATCTTTACTTTTTTCAGGTGGTACACATGTTTTTGTTTGATTATGTTCTTCGATAATAATATTTGCTTGATAATTTATAGGACAGTCAATAGCAACTTCTTTCATAGCTCTTTCTACTTTTTTAATAAGCATTAATTTTTTTTCAGCTTTACGATATAATTCAATCTCAGTACTGTCTTTATTAGGTAAATTTACAACATATTTGTATACATTTACTTCAGGATAAGGATTTTTTTCGTTCATTAAATCAATATGTACACAGTATCTGATAGCTCGACCAATTACTTGAATAATTCTACCTAAATTGTAGTGAGTATCTAAAATATGGATTTCTTTTACATTTTTTAAAGTAATACCTTCGTTCATTACTTTTGAGCCTAATACTAATTTAATAATCTTACCATTTTTATTTGTAATGTCATTGAATGTTTTCTTTAATATATTAATTTTTTCATCAGGTTCTTCTAATTCTTGATCATCATCAGATCCTGTAAATTTTATAAAAACTGCTGGATAAAATTTCTCTTTTCCATATTTCTTTTTAAATTCAGAGTATGGTAATCCATATAAATAATCAATTGTATTATCATTAATATCATAACTACCATTTTCTTTATACGCTAAATAACCATTCATTAATAATATTTCTTCAAATATATCAATACCAATTTTTACCAAGTTACAATATACAAAAGCTGTTGATGCCCCTTTCTTTCCATCAACAAGATTTAATATTTCTGTTAATGCTTTATGCATTTTAGATGAAAAGTGTATTACGTTTTTTTCTAATAATATATCCCCTGTAAAATTTGTTTTGTTACTATTTAATCGAATTAATTGTTGTGGATTTGGATATTTATTATTAAAAATATGTTTATTAATCATATTACATACTGAATTATGATTTGTAGTTAATTGTTGTAATAATTTCCCAATACCTTCATTACCATATGTAGCACTTAATGTATTATTATTAACGAATGGTAATGCAAAGTTTGAAATAGATCCTGAATTTTTTTCAAGTGCATCTTCTGCAAATTTTTGCGTAATTTCATTATATGCTTTTAATTGAAACTCTTTCATATCACATAAAATTAATG